ACAAATTTTGATGCGGCAGGATCAGCTGGAGGTTCTTTAAGAACCAATACTGGAAATAATTGTTTGCAATGGGGCGGTGGTGGTGGCATAAATGTTACTGTAGATGGCTCTATTAACATGAACGGTGCGGCGGCGGCAATTCAAATAAGCCCAACATCGGCAGGAACCGTAACAATTTCTCCTAACGGAACATTAACTGTTAATCCTGCTACAGCTTCAACAATGAATAATGTGGCTATTGGTGGAACTACTGCATTAGCTGGAACATTTACTGATTTAAGAGTTAATAACACTATTTCATTAGCTGGTAGCACAGGGACTGCTGGATATGCGCTAACATCCAATGGTGCATCTGCTCCAACATGGCAAGCAATTCCAGCTTCCACTATTACTGTTGCTGATGATACAAGCACCAATGCTACTCGTTATTTAACATTTACAAGTGCTACAAGCGGCACAATTAGCACAGTTAATACTAGCTCTACTAAATTATCTTACAACCCTTCTACAGGGCTTTTAAGCTTTATTTCGGCTACTATGGCTGGTACTGCAAGTGCTTATGGTCTTAAAACGCCTAACATTGCAGAGCCTACAACCGTGTCTGCAACTGCGGCTACAGGCACAATTAACTATGATGTAACCATACAATCTGTTCTTTATTACACATCCAATGCTTCTGCAAATTGGACTGTAAATTTTAGAGGATCAAGCGGTACATCATTAAATACTTTAATGGCTACTAATGACACCATAGCTGTAACATTTATGGTTACGCAAGGTTCAACAGCTTATTACAACAATGCTTTAACTATTGATGGAACTTCTGTAACTCCTAAATGGGCTGGTGGTACTGCTCCAACAAGTGGAAATGCTAGTGGTATTGATGTTTATAACTATGTTATTACCAAAACAGCATCTGCAACTTACACAGTATTAGCCTCACAAACTCAGTTTAAATAATGCCTAGACTATCCAAAATTGGGACTGCTTCATTGGCCTCCTTTGGGTGGACTTATGGAAGCTCGGGAATTTCTGCTAGTTATTTAATAGTAGCTGGAGGCGGTTCAGGTGGTGTAAACAATGGAGGTGGTGGAGGCGCTGGAGGTTTTTTAAGCGGAATAACTACTTTAACGCCTACTTTAACTTACACCATTACCGTAGGTGCTGGAGCCCCATCAGCAGGCACAGCATCAGGAACAGGCAATACTGGATCAAATTCAACGGCATTTTCTTTAACTTCTAGCGGTGGTGGATTTGGTGGTGCAAACGGATTTAATAGTAATAATGGCGGTGCTGGTGGATCAGGCGGTGGCGGTGGAACTGGTTCAGGCTCTGGTGGTTCTGCTACTTCTGGGCAAGGATTTGCTGGTGGTAGCGGTGGTGCTCATTCTCCTAATTTTTATTGTGGTGGCGGCGGTGGTGCTGGCGCAGTTGGTGGTAATGGCCCATCGGGTATTGCTCTTGTAGCTGGTGCTGGTGGTATAGGTATTGCATCATCTATATCAGGTTCTAGTGTTTATTATGCTGGTGGCGGTGGCGGCGGAGCATCTTTAGGAGCTTCTACAACCTCGGCTGGAGGTTCAGGCGGAGGCGGTGCTGGCGGTGTATATACAACACTACCAATTAACGGAACAATAAATACTGGTGGCGGTGGCGGTGGAACTGGTGGAAATTACAATTCAGGTTCAGGCGGATCAGGAATAGTTATTGTGTCTTATGTTGGTAGTGAAAAATTTTCAGGCGGTGTTGTTACTTCTAGCGGTGGAAATACTATTCATACATTTACAAGTAGCGGAACTTTAGCGCCTGGATATACTATTACATACTTAATGGTTGCAGGCGGTGGTGGTGCTGGTCGTGGTTCAGGTGGCGGTGCTGGCGGTCTATTAACAAGCACAGCACCCGTAACAAGAGGAACGGTTTATACAATCGTTATTGGTGCTGGCGGTGCTGGTGGTACAACTGGAAGTTCTTGGGCTGATTCAACCATTGGATCAAATACTACATTTACTGGTTTAACTACTGTTATTGGTGGCGGTAGAGGTGGAAATGGCGGTGGTGAAGGTGGCAATGGTGGTTCAGGTGGTGGGGCATCAAATAATGCAACTTATCCAACATATCCAGGTGGTTCAGGAACTGCTGGTCAAGGAACTACTGGTGGTTATTCAGGTTCTGGAATTGCTGGCGGAGGCGGTGGTGGAGCTGGTGCTGGAGGTGGCAATGGAACATCATTAACATCACCTGGTGCAGGCGGAAATGGTTTAGCATCATCTATAACTGGATCATCAGTAACTTATGCTGGTGGTGGAGGCGGTTCAGGATTTGATACTTGTAATGGAGCGGCTGGAGGTTCAGGCGGAGGCGGTGCTGGCGGTGATTCAGGTACTGCAACTGCTGGTGGAAATGGTGTTATTAATACTGGCGGCGGCGGTGGTGGTGGACATCAATCAAACCAAAGTACAAATGGTGGTTCAGGAGGCTCTGGCGTTGTAATTATTTCTGTTGCAACCAATGTTTATTCAGGAACAACTACAGGAAGTCCTACTGTTACAACATCAGGTAGCAATACAATATTAACTTATACATCTAGTGGTACATATACAGCTTAAAAGGAGTTATTAAATGCCATATTTTGCAAAATGCGAACCTACACTTGATTCAATGAAATTTTTGGTTTCTGAAGTTATTAGAGCAGATCAAGATTTTATTAATACTCAAGTTGGAGATTGGGTTCAAGGTGATTACAACACTCATGGAAATGTGCATTACGCACCAAGTCCTCCAGCAGAACCAATGACTCCAGACGGAGGAACTCCGATTCGAGCCAATTATCCTGGAATTGGATATACATACGATAAAAACTATACCGTTGGTGATTATGTTGGTGTTTTTTATGCGCCACAACCATATCCATCATGGATATTAAATACATCAACTTTTTTATGGGAAGCCCCTGTTCCTTATCCTACAGATGGCAAAGTATATGTATGGAATGAAGCAACATTGTCTTGGGTATTAGCAGACCCACAACCATAAGGAATAAATCATGGCACAGCTAGTATTTCAATCTGTTTCAGGCGGTACAACTACTTTAAACGGTACAAATACTGCTGGAACATACAATTTAACCGTTCCTGCGGCTGATGGAACCTTGCTTTATCAAGATACATCAGGAAATATTACATTTAATAATTTAACTGTAACTGGTCTTTTAACAATTACTGGCACAAGTGCATTTGGATTGCCAGTAGGAAATACTGTGCAAAGACCATCTCCTCCTGCGGCTGGTCAAATTCGTTATAACACCGATGGTGGTGGACTTTATGAATGTTATTTACCAGCAGTTTCAGCTTGGTACAAATTTGTAGTGGCTCAACAAGGTCAATACAACATTACTTATGTTGTAGTTGGTGGCGGCGGTGGTGGTAGTGCAAACTATCCTGGCGGCGGAGGCGGAGGTGGTCAATTTACATCTAGCGTAGCATCTGCTATTCCAAGCACAGTATTTACTATGACTATTGGTGGTGGTGGAGCCGCCGCAACAAATGGTTCTACCTCTACAATTACTGGTTTTGCTCAAGGTATTGGTGGTGGTCGTGCATTAGATGCTGGTGTAGGTGGTGTTTCAGGAAATGGCTTTACTGCTGGCGGTTCAGGTGGAGCTTCAGGCGGTGGAGGCGGTGGTTCTGCGGCTAATGGCGCTGGTGGTAGCGGTAATCAAGGCGGCGCTGGTGGCGCTGGAGCACAAACACTAATTACTGGAGTTGCCACTAACTTTGGTGGTGGCGGTGGCGGTGGCGGTGGCCAAGTTGGAGGCGGTGGCGGCGGTGGTGCTGGTGGTGCTGGTGGCGGTGGTGCTGGTGCTTTTCAAGCTACTGGTGGTAGCGGCTTAGTAAATACTGGTGGTGGCGGTGGTGGTAATTCAGGAAATAATGGATCAATTTATTTTGGTGGCCCTGGTGGTTCAGGCGTTGTAATTTTATCTATGGCTTCTGCTAACTACACAGGAACTATTACTGGTAGTCCAACAGTAGTAAATAATGGAACTACCGTAATCTTGACCTACAATAGCTCTGGAACTTACACAGCATGACAACTTATCAATGGAAAGTGCTTGATATTTATGCAGAAGGCAAAGAAATTGTTTCTGTTAAATATCAAGTTACTGCATTGAAAGATAGCAATAAAGTAATGACTGAAGGAAACTGGCTTTTTAAAGATAAAAGTCATTTTTTACAAGATCAAACTACTGAAAAAGATGTAATCGCTTGGATACAAAAAGAATCAATAATTGATGAAAAGTGCATTATTGAGGATAATTTAGATAATCAATTAAGCGCAATAGAACCAATAGCATTGAAAAAGCCTTGGGTTCTTCCTACTTTTACAGTAAAAATTTAACGGAATACCATGAGCAGACCAATAGACATTATCAGCAGAGCTTTAAAAGACATTGGCGCATTAGAGGCTGGAGAAGTTCCAACGCCTGATGCGGCTCAAGATGCCCTAGAAATGCTCAATGACCTTATTGACCAATGGTCAAATGAAGGCATGATGATTTATAACACTACAGAAATAGTGTTTCCTTTAATTTCAGGTCAAACTCAATATACTATCGGCCCTGATCCAAGTACAGCTAACTATATTGGAGCCGCTATTACAGGCTCTATTTCAGGAAAAGTTCTTACTGTAACTGGCGTAACTTCAGGTGCAGTTGCATTAGGGCAAACCCTTAGCGGTATTGGTATTAGTGGTGTAACTACAAAAATTGTAGAATTTTTAACTGGTGCTGGCGGAAATGTTAATGAAGCTGGTACATATAGACTTAATATAGATGCAACAACTCCTGCTCCTGCTTTTACAGCTTCTATATCAGGGACAACCCTTACTGTAACTGCTATTGCAACTGGCTATTTGGGTGCTGGCGCAACAATTAGTGGAACTGGAATACCAGCAAATACAACCATTACATCTGCTATAAGCGCATCAGGCGGAGTTGGTACATACACTATAAGTACAAGCCTAAGTCTTGGCAGTAGGGCTATGACGGCTACAGTAACGCCTATTCCTATTACCCTTTACTATCAAAAGCCATTAGGCATCGATTCCGCTTTTGTCAGGATAAATACTACCAGTAATGGTCAGCCTATTTATGGTGGTGGTTTGGATTATCAAGTAAGCATATTAGCCCTTGAAAACTATAACCAAATTGGTTTAAAAACTTTAAATGGTCCTTGGCCTAAAGCCTTGTACTACAACCCTAATGCACAATCAGGAAATATAACTGTATGGCCTAATCCTGCACAGGGTGAAATGCACCTTTTCTCCTCCACAATTTACAGCACTTATGATGACTTGTATGAGGATTTAGCGTTTCCGCAAGGCTATGCAATGTGTTTGCGTTGGAACCTGGCTGAAAGATTAATGCCTATGTATGGCAAAGTAAATGCTACACAAATACAAATGATTAATGCGTATGCCGCTCAAGCAAAAGCTACTTTAAAACGCACAAATATGAAGCCTGTACAAGTTGCTAGTTTCCCTGATGCAATGCTTTCAGGAAAAGCTAAGGATGCTGGATGGATTCTTAGCGGTGGGTTTACAGGATAATGGCTGAATTTGGATTTGTAGGAGCTTCCTACACAGCCCCTTCTATTTATCAGAATGACCAAGAATGTATTAATTGGCGGCCTGAGATAGACCCTACAAAAGCTCAAGGCGAAAGAGGCATTATTGCTCTTTATCCTACTCCTGGATTAACTCGTTTAGCAACATTTCCTAATCAAGAAGAAGTAAGAGGGCTAAGAACAATATCGTCAGGCGGATCACAGCTTATAGCGGTGTGTGGCTCTTATGTATATGCAGTTTCGTATAACTTTGAAACATCCATTATTGGTCAATTATTGAGTTCTAGTGGTCCTGTTGGCATTACAGATAATGGTGTTTATGTATATATTGTGGATGGTGAAAACCGTTACTCATGGTTAATTGATTCGCCTAATACAACTAAATTTACTGGCTATATTTCAGGAACAATTTTAAATGTTACAACAACGCCAGTAGGGAATTTAAGCGTAGGTTCACAAGTTTTTGGTATTGGTGTTGCAAAAGGCACAATAATTGTTAGTGGTTCAGGATTTTTATGGTCTGTTAATAATGCTCAAAACATATCATCACAACAGTTATCCACAGACCCTCCTTATGCCATATTTACTGGTTCTATTGCTACTGCCGCTGGAATTACTACATTAACAGTTTCTGCTGTTACTTCAGGAACTATTCGCATAGGCACAACAATTATTGGAACTGGAATATTAAATGGAACAGTTATTACTGCTCTAGGTACTGGCTCAGGCGGTGTAGGCACATATATATTAAACCCTGTAGCTCAAACGGTTTCTTCAAGAACTATTTATGCCCATCAATTTACTGTTTTGCCCACTACAGATGGTGCTTTTACTGGTGGCGGCGTAGTTGATGTAAACGATAATTACTTTATTTACACAAGACCTGATACACAACAGTTTGCAGTTTCAGACCTTTTAAGTCCAATAACTCAAGGTTTAAGCTTTGGTAGTAAATTTACTTCTCCTGATAATTTGGTGTCATTAATTGCTAATAATGGTCAATTATTTCTTTTAGGTGAAAAATCATCAGAAGTATGGAATGACCAAGGAACTACTCCAGTTGCATATCAGCGTATTCCAGGCTCATCTACGCAACAAGGTATTATTGCTCCGTTTTCAGTAGCTAGAGTTGGCAATTCTTTTGCTTATGTGTCACAAAACATTCGTGGATTAAATCAAGTTGTATTAATGAATGGTTATGTCCCACAGCGTATTTCTACTCATGCAGTTGAAAACAGCCTTTTAGATCAATATACAGAAGATGCTATTGCCTATACTTATCAACTAGAAGGCCATGAAGTGTATGTTGTTTCATTTCCAACTATTGATATTACTTGGGCTTATGACTTCACAACACAGCTTTGGCATAAATGGCTTTGGGTAGATACTTATGACCAATATCATCGTCATCGCAGTAACTGTGCGGCAGTTTTTCAAAATTATGTTGTGGTTGGAGATTGGGAAAATGGCAATCTTTACCAATTAGATCAAAACAATTACACAGATAATAATCAGTCTATACGCAGATTGCGTAGGGCTCCACATATTACTTCTGATTTACAAAGACAATATTTTGATGAATTACAGCTTCAATTTCAACCTGGCGTAGGTATTCAAGGATTTTCTAGAGATAGAAATATTTATTTAGGAAGCCCTTATTACATTTCTGGTACTGGTTCTTTAATCATTGGTTATCAAGATATTGATGTTTTAGGTGATGCTGGTCAATTAAGCATTAGAGATGTTCTTTATAACCCTCAAGCTATGCTCCGTTGGTCTAATGATGGTGGTTCTACATGGTCTAAGGAATATTGGCAAGATATTGGTCAGCAAGGCAAATATAAGAATAGGGCTATTTGGCGTAGGCTTGGAATGTCAAGAGATCGCATTTTTGAAGTAGTGGTTAGCGATCCAGTTAAAGCAGTTATTGTTTCTGCAAACCTTAAAGCTAGTTCAGGAGATAACTAATGGCTAATCAAATATATGCTGGCACTACCATAAATCCATTGCCACAGACTGACTTTTTAGAGGAAAATACTAAAAGACCATCTAGGGCATGGATTCAATTTTTTCTTGGGCTGTTAAATCAAACATCTTCAGCGACAGCAACTGCTGGAAGTGCAAGTTTGCCTGCCAACCCTGTTGGTTTTATGAATGTTTATGTTGATGGTAAACCCTATAAAGTGCCTTATTACAACCTATGAGCTTAGAACAATTAGTTAAAGAAAATTTGGGTCGTTTTGATGTCGATTTAGGCACAGTTCACCATTTTTCAGACAATTTGTATGCAAAAGAAATGCGTATTCCTAAAGGATACATTGCGCTTTCTCATAGCCATAAATATAGTCATTTAAGTATTTTGGGTAAAGGTAAAGTTTTAGTAAAAACTGATGATACTTCTACGGAATATGAAGCTCCTGCTTGCTTAGAAATAATGGCAGAAATACATCATTCCATAGAAGCATTAGAAGATTGTGTTTGGTACTGTATTCATTCAACAAATGAAACAGATGCTAATAAAATTGATGAAGTATTAATAAAAGAGGTCTAATATGCCAATCGCATCAACCATAGCCGCAACAGTTGGAGCGCAAATTGTAGGTAATATAGTGCAAGGAGCCATGCAAGGTTCGGGTGCTCAACAAGCATCTCAACAGCAACAGCAAGGTTTTGCAAATGCACAAAAAGCCATAGATACAAACTATGGAAATGCTCAAAACCTATTATCAAATCAATACAATATAGCCCAACCATATATTACAAGCAACTATGGTAATGCTATTGCTGGTTTTGCTCCATACCAAAATGCAGGCGGAATTGCCGCAAATGAGCTTGGTAGACTGATTAGTAGTGGCTATGCTTCACATCAATTTAATACACAAGACCTTTATAACGGACTTTCTCCTAATTATGAATTTCAATTAAGCCAAGGTCAAAGAGCCGCCAATCAAGCTAACAATGCTACTGGTGGGTTTGTAGGCGCAAATGCACAACAAGCATTACAAAATTACACACAAAACTTTGCTGGCAATGCCTATCAACAAGCCTTTACAAACTATCAAAATCAAAGAAATAACATATTTGGTAATATTCAGCCAGTAGCCAACATGGGCCTTGCCGCAACAGGAAAAGTTGGCGATTTATATGCAGGACAAGGAAATGCTTTGGCTGGACTTGCTACTGGATATGGTCAAACTGGCGCAAATTTATATGCTAATCAAGGAAATGCACAAGGACAATTAGCTATTGGTTCTGCTAATGCACAAGCGGCTGGTACACAAGCACAATATGATGCTTATGGAAATGCTATTGGCGGAGCAGGCAACAACATAAGCAATTATATGTTGCTAAGCAGTATGCTTAACAAGCCTACTGGCGGTACTGGCGGTGGAGGAGCAGTAGTTGCGCCTGATGGTTCAAATATTTCTAACCCAATTATGTTAGGTTAAGGAAAAATCATGGCAGATTTAAATTCAGTTCAAAGTTTTGCACCAACTAATTTTAATGTTGAGCCTGTTGTAAGGCGTAATCAACAGCCAGGTGCTAACACGCCATTAAGTATGTTAGAACTAGCTAATACGGCTCGTTCTATGACTGCTTTGCAAAAAGAACAAGCATTACTACAACCTAGCATTGAACAAGGTATTGCTCAATCCAAAAAATCTCAATTAGAATTTCAAAAAGAAAATTATACGATTGCAAATAGCGCATTAGCAGGATTAGAAAATTCAAAATCTTTAAAAACTGGTGATATTGAGAGCGTAAAAAAAGAATATGAGGCTACTCATGATTGGTTAAAAAGCATGGGCGTAAGCGGTGATGGTAAATTTTATCAACAAGGTAAAGAGTTTTTAGATAAAAATGATTTGCCTGGATATACAAATCATTTATCAAATTTAAGAAATCAAGCTACACCTATTACAACTCAATACCAAGCTAATTTGCCACAACTTACAACAGTTGGTGGTCAGCCTGCGTTGTTTAATCAAGCTCAAGGTCAAGTTTCTCCTGTTGGTGGAGTTACTCCTACTGTTCCACAGCAAGCTCCTGTACAACCTAATGTACAACCTAATGCACAAACTCAGCCTGTATCAGAAAGCGCACAACCAGTTCAATTAACCTATCCAGTAAGAAAAGCTGGAGAACCTTATGCGGCTGGTCCATCTGAAGTTGCAGATAGAGAAGCTGGTGTTGCTTACAAAAATAACTTAATCAGCCGTCAGCCACAAATGGCTACTGAACGCAGAAATCTTGATGAAACAATTAAAATTGCTCGTCAATTAGAAGAATCTCCTTGGTATGAGCCAACTAGCGGTGTTGCTGGTGCGGTTAGAAGAAAAATTGCAACCTATTTAGGCGATCCTACTTATATTGAATTAAGCAAAAACTTAGCCAATACAACTTTAAGCAATATGCAAGCATTAGGTTTAAGAACTGATGCAGATAAAACTCTTAGTTCTGCGGCTAATGGTGACTACACTTATCCGCCTGAAATTCTTATTAAAATTGCAAATCGTGCCAAAGCTGACATGACTAATATAGATATGCAAGCTAATGCCGCTAAAAACTTTTCAGATAAATTTGGCGATAACAACATGAACGCATTTAAACAAATGTGGTCTAAAAATGCAGACACAAAAATATTTGAAGTTATTAACATTGCTAAAGACCCTGCTTTAAATGCGGAAGCCAAAGCAAAAGAAGTTGATAAATTATTAGGCCCTAAAGATTCACCAGCTAGAAAAGAATACAATCAAAAGTATCTTAATATCATGAAAATGACACAAACTGGAACTCTATGATGGATGATGTTAGCTCATTGATTCTTGGCGGCTCTGCAAAACCATTAGGAGGTAAGCCTAGTGGTGCGGAACCTATTTCTGCTGAAGATTTATCACATCCTAATGTTAGAAAAGCGTTGCAATATATTAACGCTTATGAAGGCAAGCCAAAAGCTAATCAAATGTTTGGTTACAAAGAATTTAATGATTTATCAAAACATCCAAATATAAAGATACCTTTCACTAATAAAGGTGATGTTACTACTGCGGCAGGAAGCTATCAAATTCTTGCTCCTACCTGGGAAGCGCAAGCAAAAAAATTAGGTTTACAAGATTTTAGTCCTGAAAACCAAGAAAAAGCGGCTGTAGGTATTTTGAAAGATACTGGTGCTTTAGATGCTTTAAAAGCTGGTGAATTTGAAAAAGCCAAAAAATTAATGGGTACGCAATGGGCTAGTATTCCTGGCTCTACCATTGGCAAATCTACTGGGCAAATTCCTAAACTTAACGAACAGCATGAACAAATATTGTCTGCTGGTGATGATGTATCTAATTTAATTCTTGGTACATCACCATCAAAAGAAACTGCAAAAACAGAAAATAAACAACAAGAATTTTTTCAAGAACTTAAAAAACCTTTGAGTGAAATGTCTTATGAAGGATTTAAAAAAGAATCTATTTTAGCTCCAGCTATTGAATATACAGCGGCTAGTTTAAATTTACCTGGCTTTACTGAACAAGATAAACAAGCGGCACAAGAAAAACTTATTGCAAAAGGTAAAGGTGCTTTAAAAGGCGCAGAACAATTTATTAGAAGCCCTGTAGAAACAGCAAAAGCCATAGGTACTCAAATAGTAGAAAATCCTGGCAAGTTTATTGGTGAAAGCATTAAGGGAACTGTTTATGATCCTGAATTGGCTGTAATTCCAGCTAGTGTAGTTACCAAACCAATACAAAAAGGCATTACAAAAGCTGGTGAGGTTATTTCTCCAGCAGTTAAAGGCATAACAGAACAGTTTGCTAAAAAAGAACCAACAATGGCTGGCGTTGGTGCGGCTGAAGTTGGTATGCAAAAAACAAGAATTGAGAGAGCTAGAGAGCTTCCTATTCCTATTGAGTTATCTAAAGACCAAGTAACTAGAGCTCCTGCCGATGTTCGTTTTGCTAGAGAAACTGCTAAAGACCCTGTTTTGGGCGGAGAGTTGCAAACCAAATATGCTGATGACAATGCCAAAATTCAAGCAAACTTAGATAAATTTGTTTACGATACTGGCGCAGAATTTAGTGGAGCCGCACCAGGTGAGTTAGGTCAAATGCTTTTTAATACTGTTGCACCAGCTAAAAAAGCAAGATATGCAGAAGTGCAAAATTCTTATGATGTAGCTAGAAATGCTGGTGAAATGAATGAACTTATACCAGTAAAACCATTAAAAGATTTTGTAACAAGCAATTATTCTGCCGCAGAAAATGCTACTGTTTTAAAAAGTTTAAATAAAGAAATTAAACGCCTCGCTAAAGGCGGAGAAGTAAGCATTAATGATTTAGAAGAAATTAGAAAAATGGCTGTTGTTTTAGCTCAATCTTCAGGTGCTGATTCTTTTTATGGAAAAAAAGCCATTAAGTTAATGGATAAAATGACAGAAGGAAAAGGCGGAGATTTATATAAAAATGCTAGAGCTTTAAATACGGCTTACATGAAAGAGTTTGAAAACACTCCAGCACTAAGTCAAATTACAGCCATGAAAAAAGGTGGCCAAGAACGAGTTGTTGCCATTGAAAACCTTGTAGACAAAACTTTGTTTCAAGGTCCAGGTGATAGAGTTAAGCAATTATTTGGTTCTTTAGAAAAGATGGGGCCTGAAGGTCAAAAAATGACCCAAGAATTGCGTGGCGCAGTTGCTCAAAAAATTAAAGATGAAGCGACAAAAGGTGTTAATCGTGATATTAATGGTAAACCTTACACATCAACTGATGCTTTAAATAAAATTATTACAGATTTAGACAAAAGTGGAAAATTAGAATTTATTTTTGGTAAAAAAGGTGCTGAACAATATAGAACTTTAAATGAAGTTACTAAAGACTTACAAACTGTTCCTGTTGGCACAACTAATCCATCGGGTACTGCTTCAAGCCTTATGGCTTTAGCCGCAGAAATGGGTTTACAAGGTGCTGTAACTGGAGTTCCTGTACCAGTTGCTACTATTGGTAAATTTTTATATAACAAACGCCAAACAAAAAAACAACTGAATAAAGTTAATGAATTTGTAAATTACGGCAAGGAACAAAAATGACAGTCTTACTATCGCCTATTGGCAACTCAATGACACCTTTTTTAGGTTTGGATACTTTGCCTTTGGCTGGTGGTCTGTTATATACCTATCAAGCTGGCACAACTACTCCATTAGCTACTTATACAGGCGTTGATGGTTTAATACCAAACTCTAACCCTATTGTTTTGGGTGTAAATGGAATAGCACCAACTCCTATTTGGCTATCTAGTACAAACAATTATAAGTTTGTATTGGCTACAGCCGCAAATGTTACTTTATATACTTACGACAACATTTCAGGTATTCCTGGTGCTGGCTCTGTAATTAATGTTCCATCAGGCGGAATTATTATTTGGTCAGGTGCTTCTACAGCCATTCCATCAGGTTATGTTTTATGTAACGGTCAAAGCGGTTCTCCTGATTTGCGTGATAAATTTGTAATTGGCGCAGGAAGTTCTTACACAGTAAATTCAGCAGGCGGCTTTGTTTCATCAGGCGTAATGACAAGTGCTGGTTCTAATTCACCATTTTATTATGCTCTTGCATACATAATGAAAACATAATGGACACCATCATGGCTGATAACGATAAATTTGATATGTTCAAGTTTGGTGGACTTGTACAACAAGTAGAAACTTTGCAAAACAAAGTTGATGATATGGATAAAGATATTAAAGCTTTGCTTGAACTAGCAAATAAAAGTCGTGGCGGGTTTTGGATGGGTATGGCTGTTGTGTCTGCTATTAGTGGAATTATTAGCTTTTTTGCTGGCATATACCACGCTAAATGAAACGCAAAACCATAGGAGCCATGCACTCCAAAACAATGTGGTTTTCGTTTGCCATAGCTATATTTGGCGCAATAGAAATGTATTTTCCTTATCTTGAAAAAAACATACCAACGCAATATTATGGCCCTATTTTTATGGCTATAGGCATTATTTGCGCTGTACTTAGGTTTTATACAACCTTACCATTGGAAGAAAAATAATGTTTGGCTTAACTATTCCAATTCAGTTTTATATTTATGCGGCGTTATCTTTAGCGGCTATTGGTGGTATTGGCTATGGTAGATATGAATCTGTAAAATATGATTCTTATGTAGCAAAAACAGAATTAGCGGCAAAAGAGCAGGAAATGATTAACAAGGCAAAGGCTAAAGAAGCCAATCAAGTAACGGAAAAGGTTAAAAATGACTATCAAAATAAGCTCAATCTTATTAAGCATACTTATGGTGGGTTGCGCCTCTCCAGTAGCAATCAAACAGGCACAATTTCCAACACCACCAGCGGAACTGATGGCACAGCCACCGACCCTAAATTTATTGAAAAATGTGCGATGACTACATTACAACTTGTATCATTACAGGCATGGCTTAATGAGCAAATAGGTATTTTTAATGCTAAGTAGTGAAAAGTTAGTTGCTTTGGGTATAGATACAAAATGGTTAAAAGTCTTAGAATTTACTTTTGCCAAGTACCAAATAAACACCAATACAAGGCAGGCGGCTTTTATTGGTCAATGCCAGCATGAATCTAATAACTTTAAGACCTTAGAAGAAAACCTTAATTATTCTGCTGGTGGTTTAATGCGTGTATGGCCTTCTAGGTTCCCTGATGCCGCAATAGCAGATAAATATGCCCATAACCCTGAAATGATTGCAAACAAGGTTTATGGCGGCAGAGCAGACCTTGGCAATATAGAAGATGGAGATGGCTGGAAATTTCATGGCAGAGGCGTTATACAGCTTACTGGCAGGGCTAACTATACAGTCTGCGGTCAAGCCTTGGGACAGCCCCTTACAAGCGATCCTAGCCTGCTTTTAGACCCTGAATGGGCTTGCCTATCTGCTGGTTGGTTTTGGAACAAAAAAGGCTTAAATGCCCTTGCTGATATAGAAGATTGGACTACCATGACCAAAAGAATTAATGGCGGAACAATAGGTTTAAGCGATAGAATAAACAAAATCCATAAAGCTATGGATATTTTAGGAGCATAAAATGGCTGATAAATTTTATAAAGAAACAAAAGCAATGCAAAAGCGTGAAGATAGGGAAATGATTACTTTGCGTAACGGCATTTATGAAGTTAAAAGAGAGCTAAAAAAGCATGAGAAAGAGCCTATGAACAAGGCTCATCCTATGAAGAAATAACGGCAACAATTTAGTCGTTTTATATACAAATCAATGTATATGTGTATAGGAAAGCCAAAAAACTATACACATGACATCCTTGTTTGTTGGCTTAACTGCCGTTATATAAGCTGTATGACTGGCTTTTTATATTCCACATGGTCTAAGGCCGCTTGCCAGGCTTGTGTCCAAAGCCGTAAAGCATTAGAGCCGTCATAAAAGAAATCAGGATAGAGTGCAAAGAAAGCCTCCTCGCAATCATCTGATGGCACTTTCATATTTCCGCCAAACGGAACATTTTCTTCAGTCATTTAATCCTCGCTACTTTATTGCGTTTAAGAACATTTTCGTATTCTACCCTCGCTTTATCATCCAAGGAGCGTAAAGGTAATTCTTGAAAATAACGAAACTTTTCCTGATATTTTGCCTGTTCACTAGGTCTAATCCAGCCGTAATGCTTGGCCCATCGTTCTTCAATATCAGTACCAGCGGCAGTCCAAATATGTTCGTTTAAATTTCTAGACATTTGTAATCTCACTTTCTCTAATGAATTTATCAGCAATGCTGAAAGCTCTTTCAACGGCTTGTGTGTCCCAATCTTTAGTGGTTACATCAAACTTCCAATCATGAGCAATCATGAGCCTTAGCAACTGAAAAGCGTATTGTTCTCTTGTCATAATCAGAAACAAGTAGTGTTGCAGTTGCCGTTATGACAACAAGTTGTACATATTACAAATTTTCCGTTGTAATCAACTGTGCTGGTTTTACAGCTTGCATAAGCCATAGTAGCGGCTAATGCCAACCAAATACCAAGTGCAATCTTTTTCATTATTAATCCTTAAAAGGGAATATTTTCATCAAGTTGGGAAAGGTCTTTAGCTGGCGCACCTGGTGCTTTATCATCAGGAACATTTAGGTAACACCACAAAGTTCCTTCTTTGAGGCCTAACAAAGGAATCATTTCCAGCTTCATCATTAGGTCACCTTTTTTAGTTTCCGTAACGATGCCTATAGTTTGATAACGCTTTTTGTTTGCTCCAGCTTGATCTACATACTCCGATACAGCCGCTTTTACATAATATTTAATAGCCATCACATACCTTTCATTAATTTAACTTCTACTTCCACTTCATCAAGAAACTGCTTAATTTGTTCTTCCATTTCCGCAATGTATTCGTTTTCACGCATTACACGCTTAATGTATAACTGACTGCGTTCAGGCATCCTTGGATCATAGGACACAAAGTCGCACCAATCTCTACCAGTACAGGCCATCTGCGCTTGCATCTGAATATAGTATTTATGGGGCGGCCCATCTTGTCTTATATAAGACCAATGAGTTGCTGAGTTGGGGCATTTTATTTCCACAAGACCATTATCATTAACAAGGCCATCAGGACTGCAACCAAACCAAGCAATGCTAGGATGCTCAACAAACCCAACTTGGTCCACGAAGTTACCTGAAGCAACTTCATAAGCAACCCTGGCTTGGGCTTCATGGTCTTTTCCCCATTGCATTGCATCATTGGTAAATCCTTCTTCAATTTGCCCAGTTGTTCTTTGAATGGCTAACTTGATTAAATAATTGGCTCTAGAAGCCGATACGCCTGTTTTAGTCTTGGCTAATACATCGGCTACACCACTAGCCGTAACCTTGCCTAAACGCAGTTTTAACCATTCCTCAGTACCTTGTTCAAGGTGTTTGTGGGCGGCAAGTCTATCTTCTGTTGTAAATGTAGTCATTCTGTACCTTTAGTGTTTGGTATGTCACTAACTGCCATATAAACCTGGGCAGTCACTTTTAATACATAAGCAAGATCACTAGGACTTAATTGACCAAGCAGTTGCAATATTTTTATAACTGCATTGTCATTGTCTAATGACTGCGGTTTGACTAATGATTCAATCATTTTCTTGTGCTTTCTTTAATAAGGCCCTAGCAAAGGTATAAATATTGCAATCTTTAGGAGCAAAGAACTCATCTCTAATATCTGATATTTCTTCATTAGTTAATGTTTTTGCTGGATGGGTGTAAAGTGGTACATCATCTTCCCAAGTTTGCACTTTACTAAACTTTGTAGGTCTGCCGTCTTTGTAATGGACTTGCATCCACGCTACTGGTTCATTGTTCATCTGCTTCCCCAAATTTGTTTTTCAAGGTGTTGAATATATTGATTGTTATGCTCCATGTGGCTTAACAATTTGTCATAAGCCAGCCGCCAATAGTCAGCATCAGCAAGGGCTTTGGCAAGTTTTTTTTGAAGTTCTAATTCTTCTATGCTCATGCCAGTTGCTCCTTCTTGGCATCTTTGGCTTTTGCAATCTTGTCTACTGCTGACTTGTCTTTGTTTAATGCGGCATAGGCTTTGCCATATACGCTTTTTAATTCATCTATAGATTCACAGTTATTAATTGAATCTACCCATAAATTAGATTCAGCAGTTAAATCAACTGGTTCCTCATCAGGCAAATCCTCGCCAGCATAGATATATAAGCCAATACCAAAGAGTGATATAGTTTTAACCAGGCAACGCATCATTGCCGTATTCACATCCATAGCATTTGGATTAGGTATAGCTTTGTTCCGAGAATCTATAACAGGCATCTGACAAGTCATAGACTTACCCATTGCGGTCACAGTACAAAACACCATAACTGATTCGTTAAAGTAAACTGGGTCACCAAATGTCCAGGTGGCGGCTGGGTCATTTTGTAGAAGCTGGTCTACTGCCCAAGTCCAAGAAAGGTATGTAAAGCGGCCCTTCTTTTCTGTATGTTCATTAACATTAATTAATCGTAATTCGCTAAAAGTTTTCATCACTTGTCCTTAATCGTATAAATTACCAGCACTTAAATCTTCTTCAGCGTGGCGTGTTGCATAGCCTTCTAAATATTCATAAGCCATACAAAATAGCTTACGGCCTAATGCTTCATAATCAATCGTTGGTTGTTGCAAGATTGCTTCAACAGCTTCACAATCTTCTTTCTTAGCCTCAGAAATAGCCTCAGCAAAGTGAGCATATTCTGTAGGGTCATAATCAGACTTCATAAGCTCTGCTATGCGGTCATCCAATAAATCTGAATCATCATCTTGTGGCTCATAGTAAGCATCATGTCGGCTCATTCCCATGTTAGATGCCTCCTACAAAAATTGCGGCTAATGTAATGCCAAGGATTACAACTCCAATCCAATCAGTTAATGTGGTTTTCATCACTTGCTCCTTAAACCATGAAAATCATCATGCTCAAAAGATTTAAATAAATCCACCATTCTTAAAATATCTTCGAAAGACATTCCTTTGCCAGTAGCTTCTTTAACAATATTCCGAATGTCCTCTACTTGAGAAGTTGTTATTTCGTAGTTATCAGGAGTTACCCAAACATACTCTGCGTAACCTTCTTTGCTGATTCCTAATTTCATTTTTATTTCCCTTCATCACTTGTTGAACTAGACTCCACTATACACGAAAAATACCGATTGCAACAACTTTATTCACTTTTTTACTAAGTAGTTTCCCTAATACAACACAATTATCATGTTTTTGCTAGAATTATGGTATTGTAGCGGAAAAGAAAGGATTTATATGAACCCAATGGACTTACTCAGGATAGAGTTTAGAACCTTAGAAGCCTTGGCTGGCAAGCTAGGAATACCAGCCAACACCGTTTACCAATGGGGAAAAACCAACATTCCTACTAAATGGATCAAAGATATTGAGGAATTATCGGAATCAAGATTGACTAGAGAGCAACTCAGACCTGACCTTTTTAAGAAAGGTTGAGATGCACTATTACCCTCATAACATTGGCGATTATCGCAAAGACACATCACATTTAACCTTGTTAGAACATGGAATCTACAGGCAACTCTTGGACAGTTATTATTTGGATGAAATGCCATTGAGCAATGATCTTGCCAAGCTAATGCGTTCGCATAGCGTTCGTAATGCGGATGAACAGCAAGCGTTACAAAATGTATTAACAGACTTCTTTGAATTGACTGAAAACGGATACATTCATAAAAGATGTGAGGATATTATTGCTAAGTTTCATGGCAAGTCGGAGAGTGCCAGGGCATCTGCGATGGCTCGCTGGGGCAGGCAGAATAAGGATTCCAATGCGAACGCATTACCAACGCAATCCGAAGGCAATGCTAACCAAGAACCAATAACCAATAACCATAAACCAATAACCAATAATAAAAACACTATCGCCAAACCTGAAGGTTTAGCGGATTTATTGTGGAAAGATTTTTTAATTCTTAGAAAAAGCAAAAAGTTACCAGTAACACAAACTGCTTTTGATGGCATAAAACGAGAGGCAAAGAAAGCCAATAAAACGCTTCCTGAAGTTATTCAAATTTGCTGTGAACGAGGTTGGGGCGGATTTAAGGCTGAATGGCTTGTCATTGAATCTTTAAAAACCCAAGACAAACCTATGCAGAAATGGGACTCCACCTTAGAAGGCGTAATGAGCAAAGGAAAGGAATTGGGCATATTACCTAAGCCTGGTGAAACTGAGGGCCAGTATCGTGATCGAGTAAGAAGTGGACACAAATAGTGAAAAGTTTAAGCATCAATGCGCTGTACGCCAGCTTATTTTATGGCGCAGGACTTGGGGCTTAAAAACTTTTAGAGAATATATGAACAAGAACAAAGAAAAACTAGGCTGGCAATTAATTAGAGATTTTGAGGATCAATGGGTAAAAGGTAACAGGGCTGACGAAAAAGGAGAATGGAAATGAATTTAGAGCAACTTACTGAAAACAGGGTAGAAGAAGCCTTAATAAAGCTATCTTCTACAGATGAAAGCCATGCGGCATGGGCTGGGCAAGTTAAATACCTAGAGGAAGGCTTAAAACAAGCTAAGAGCCATTCTTTTCTATTAGCTGATGGCACAGTAGCCGAGAGGGAAGCAAAAGCCGTAGCGAGCCTTAAATACGCTGAAGCTGTTACAGCTTGGACTGATGCTTTAAAGGCTTTTAAAAAGATTGATAACGAAAGAAATCATGAAATGCGGATTATTGACATTTGGCGCACTCTTTCAAGTAATCGGAGGCAAGGAAATGTTTAAATTTTCAATTCAATTTATTTTGGGTTTTATTGTGCAATTTGGGTTGTTGTTGTTTTTTTTAGCTTTTTGTCGATGGAGTGGTTTTTACATTTAAGGAGAAGGAAATGCAGGATTATTCATTGCCGTACATTGTTTTAAATAGTTTGTTAAAAAAGTATCACGACTGTATGTTAAAAAACAATACACATCGTGCATACGAAGTTGCTACTGATATGGTTGAAATGTCATTAACTTTACAGGATATGGCCCATGATAAAGATAGACCTAACGCCATCTGAAATACAAATGGCTTCAATGGTTGGTTGTCAAAGGGCTATTGAAAACATTCAAAACAAAGACTTTAGAAGTCGGTCAGGCGAAGCACAGCATGATTTATTTGGAAGGATGATTAATGGTGCTTTAGCAGAAGCCGCATTAGCCAAGCATTTAAATAAATTTTGGTCTAAAGGCGTTAAAGGTGGTGCTGATGTGGATGATGTGGATGTAAGATGTACGCATTATCACAATGGTGATCTCGAAATGCACACCTGGGACAAAGATGATAGAAAATATTATCTTTTAACTGGTATGCTAGGCTCTTATGTATTGCGTGGCTGGATATGGGGCAAAGATGCAAAGAAACAAGAATATTGGAAAGTAAAGCAAGTTGGGCGTGATCCACAATTTTGGGTTCCTCAATCAACTTTAAATGACAATACGCTTGATCCACAAGAAAAACATTGGCTGGATGATTAAATGAATATAGTTTCTTATGGGGCTGGTACAAACAGTACAGCCCTTTTAATTGAAATGATAAATCGTGGAATACCATGCGATTTAATCACTTTTGCCGATACTGGCGGTGAACGTCCTGAAACTTACGAATATATGCGTATGTTTAGTAATTGGATTGTTTCTAAAGGTTTTCCAGCTATTGTGTATGTTAAAGCGGAAACTCCAAGTAAACACATGGGTCTTGAGCAATTTTGTTTAGGCCACAAAACATTGCCTTCTATTGCTTTTGGATTTAAAAAATGTTCACAACAGTTTAAAGGTGAGCCGCAGGACAAATATATTAAAAATCATCCTATGGTCCAAGAAATATGGGCTAAAGGTGAAAAAGTTAATAAATATATTGGGTATGATGCTGATGAACCGCATCGTGCTAATCGTGTCTTAGATGAAAAGATTACTAAAAAGTTTAATATGCAATACCCATTGGTAGAATGGAATATGGGTAGAGATGAATGTATAGAATCTATTAAAAATGCTGGATTGCCTTTACCTGGCAAGTCAGCTTGTTTTTTTTGTCCCAGTTCTAAACCTAGAGAAATATTAGAATTAAACAAAACGCATCCTGAATTAATTAAAAGGGCTATTGCAATGGAAGATAATGCCCAAGAGTATTTGACAAGCGTTAAAGGTTTAGGGCGAAACTGGTCATGGAAAGAATTAATTGCTCAAGATGATGCACAAATGAAAATGTTTACAAGTGAAGTGCTTTGTGAATGTTATGACGGTGACTAATGGCTACAAAAGCAGATAAACTACGATTTAGAAAAATTGCAGATATAGGTTGCATATTATGTTACACGCAAGATAACCCTGGAACGCCTTGTGAAATTCACCACATTAGAAGAACTGGCAAACGAGCCACAGCCCCAACCATCGGACTCTGTCCAACTCACCACAGATTCGATTTGGGTATTCACCACCTTGGGCGTAGAGCTTGGGAATCAACTCACTCAACGACAGAGGAGCGATTATTGGAAATTACAAATGGATTGCTAAATGTCTAGCTGGCTAATTATTCTGACAGGAGTTATTTATGCCTATATTGCTATTGAACAACTCTTTAAAGGAAATACTGGAATGGCTATCACATATTTTGGATATTGCGTTGCAAATGCTGGGCTTGTGATGTTAGCCAAATGAGCTTCAAAGTATATACTGAAGATGGATGGCATATAGCTTGGTTTCATACTATAGACCAAGCAATACAGTCAATGCTTAATAATCCTACGCATTACTATCATAGAAATTTATAATTCGTGACCGTCAAAACCAAGGCACGAGCCAACAAGCATTTTTCTGCGTTTAAAGGTTGCATCATGTAAGTTCCATTTGCCTGATTTGTGCCTAGAACAATGAATCATTTCATGAGCCATGCTTCTAACAACGGTATCGTAAAAGCCGCATCTAGCCTTTGATATACAAAAAATATGTTGCTTGCTTAAAGTTTCATCAAACTCGTAGGTAGCCATGACCTGATGATCGTCTACGATTAAGAAGCGGCAAGTTTCGCTAGGCGGCAAGTCCCATTTAGTAAATGGCTCGCACTTGGCAAGCGTTAAATAGATTGATTCAAGGATTTTAGGCGTGATCTTCATGCTAAATGTTTAAGTTTTGCGTGAGGTATAACTGATCTTTTATCTACGGAAAACGCACCACAGGCTTTACATTGATACCTTTGGTAAGCCCCAGTCGTGGTGTAACTAAAGCCTTTGCTTATTAAATGATTCTTGCCGCAAGTAGGACAATCAAATCCATTGCGATCTTTTTTCATTATATTAAGATTAATTGGGCTCTTAATCCAAGGTAATAACTTTTTATACAATTTTTCAAGCAGAATTACATCTTGGATATTGTATGCTTCCATTGTTTTCCAGGCCTTTTTGTCACCATTCATACATTTAACCCAAAGAATATGGCCTTCATGGTCTTTTTTCTTGCCCAAGCTCATTCTTTGAGCTACATAATCTAATTTGTTACTGGGGAACCTAAATTGACTTTTTACTACCCTAAGTAAATCTATTTGCTTAATGGGTGGCGGAGGATTCATTTTATGAATAATAAATTCTTTGTTTAAAGTCGGCATATCAAATTTTGTGCCGTTATAATGAACTACTGCATCAGCTTGTTCTAAAAGCCCATGTATGCCTTCTAGCATTGATTTAGGGTCACTCTTTTGAACAGAATCAAAATATATTTGTTCATCACCTAGCCATTTAGCTGAATAGCACATGGTGTAAGATGATTCTAGAAGCTGAGAAAGGCCTACATTTTGTTGCCAAATGCCCCAAACATGGGCTACATTAGGTGAAGTTTCTATATCAAGTAACAAAATCTTCATATAAGCCTTATTGGTTTAAGTAATTGAATACTAACCTTAAATATATTACAAAACAATGACTTATTATGCTAAGCGTGTCGATGAGAATCAAAAACTCATAATTAATACATTTATTGCTATGGGCGCATCTGTTTTAAATTTATCTAGAGTTGGTCAAGGCTGTCCTGATTTATTAATAGGTTACAAAGGAAAACATAGCATTCTTGTTGAAGTAAAAGCGAATGAACGCAAAGCCTACACAGAGCCCCAGGTAAAATTCATGCAAAATTGGCGTGGCGGAGCAGTATGTAGAATTGATTCAGTTGATGCGGCAATCAGATTGATTAAAATGCTTGACATGGAATAGAATCAACATAAAATTAACGAACTGCGATATTGCAGACTTTTTAGCTAAAAGGATTACAAATGAACTACGGTACACAAGGCGCAAAGATTCCAGCCGCAACTTCTTCTGATAAATCAGGTGAGCGCATGGAAAAGATGAAGGGTGGAGTTGCAATGGGTAAGGAAGATGCAACTGGCTCTGACAAATTATTCAATACAGGTCGTACTGCTGGTGTTTGTTATGAGCACAAGCGTTGTGAGTCTGCTCAGGATAAGTGCTAATAAGCGGTAAATAGGGAAGCCTCACACTTCCCTACTACCTAACCAAATAGTAATCGGAGAACTAAATGGCTATTCAAAACGATAAAGAAAATTGCATTACTTGTCGATTTTTTTCTTTAGGCGATAGAAGCATGGGTGTCTGCCAAAGATACCCAACTTCCGTAAACACATCTAGCGGTGGCTGGTGTGGCGAATGGGCATTTCAAATTAGCCTATCAATAGATGCAATGGTTCAAGCAATTACTGATCCTATTGAAAGCCTCGAACCTAAAAAAGGTAGAGGAAGGCCTAAAAAAGCATGAAACTTAAACCATTACTAGACAAAATAGTTGTTTTACCTGATGTCAGGGAACTGTCTAACATTATCTACATAAACAACAAAGAAGTAGAAAACATGGGTACGGTCATAGCCGTAGGGCCTGGCAAAAAGCTACCAAATGGGCGCAGAGAAGATATGCCTGTAGAAGTTGGAGCCAGGGTCCGTTTTGGAACCATGAATGACGATCCAGGCGAGGAATACCTTAAATACTTTAAATATGAAGAAGATGGCACTAAATACTTGGTGATGTCTTGGCAGGATGTGTGTTTTATTGAAGAAAAGGAACTAGCATGACTGAGATTGACATAGTAGATGGAACGCCTTTATTTGAAAAAATCATGGCCCATTTTGGCTGGTACAAAGCTAAAAAGGTTGATTTGCAAGTAGAAAAGATGGAAGCAAACTATACATTCATCATTAAAGAAGATGAATACGAAGTTAAAAGCAATCCTGAATTTCCTGTAGGCAGACCAGCTTTAAAGAAAAAAACTGATAACTCTATTTGGGCTAATGACTTTAAAGCATCTGATGTAGCTAAAGCATTAGATAAGCAAGCACCTAAACCTAAAAGGAAAAGAAATGGCAACTAAACCTGGCCTGTACGCCAATATCCATAAAAAACAGGCTAGGATCGAAAGACAAAAGGCTGAGGGTAAACCAGTAGAAACCATGCGTAAGCCTGGTAGTAAAGGTGCGCCAACTGCAAAAGCCTTCAAAGAATCAGCTAAGACTGCGAAAAAGTAATGGCTACTAAACACGATAAACCAATTCCTCATAAGACTACTGGCAAAGGTAAGACATACAATCCTACCGATAAAGGCGCAGGAATGACTGCCAAAGGTCGTGCTGAGTACAACGCAAAGAATGGTAGCAACTTAAAAGCCCCTGCCCCAAATCCAAAGACTGATGCAGATAAAGGTCGTAAAGCCTCTTTTTGTGCAAGGATGGAAGGCGTTGTTAAAAAAGCCAAAGGCCCAGCAGAAAGAGCCAAGGCATCACTAAAGAACTGGAACTGTTAATATGCCACTCAAAAAATCAGCAAGTCCTAAAGCGTTCAAAGAGAACATCAAAACTGAAGTAAAAGCTGGTAAACCAGTAAAGCAGGCAGTAGCTATTGCATATTCAGAAGCAAGAGCCGCTAAGAAATCATCAACGAAAGGCAAAAAATGACATTAGACCTAGAATTAGACGAAATCAACTATATCCTGCAACAAGTAGGTAAAGCTCCATTTGCTGAGTGTGCTCAACTAATTAACAAGATTCATATGCAAGCACAGCCACAGTTGCCAGCCAAAGAAGAAGCTGAAATTGTAGAAGTTGTTGCTGAATGAAAATAGTTGAGAAATCAGTAGAAACCCTGATTCCCTACATAAAAAACAGCCGAACTCACTCTGATGCACAAATAGCCCAAATAGCGGCAAGCATTAAAGAGTTTGGCTGGACTAACCCTATTCTTGTAGATGGTGAAAACGGCATAATTGCTGGTCATGGAAGGTTAATGGCGGCAAGAAAATTGGGCCATACTAAAGTGCCTGTCATTGAATTAAAAGATATGACGGAAACACAAAAAAAGGCTTATATCATTGCCGATAACCAACTGGCTATGAATTCAGGATGGGACACCAGCTTATTGACGTTAGAGCTTACTGACTTACAGGCTGATGGTTTTAATCTAGAGTTGCTAGGATTTGACACGAAAGAGCTAAATGCGCTATTGGAGCCTGAAGTTGTAGAAGGGCTAACTGATGAGGATGCGGTTCCTGATGTGCCTGACGAACCAAAGACTAAGCCTGGCGATATATATGAACTTGGCAATCACAGGCTAATGTGTGGCGATGGAAAATCATTTGAAAATGTAACCACATTACTTGACAACAAATTAATAAATTTAGCTTTTACATCTCCGCCTTATGCCGCTCAAAGAGAATATGATCAAAATTCTGAATTTAAACCAATAAAACCAAATGAATATGTTGATTGGTATCAAGATATTGCGGCAAATATTATGGTTAATTTATCTTCAGATGGTTCCTATTTTTGTAATATTAAACCTAATGCTGAAGACATAAAAAGAGAACTTTATGTTTTTGATTTAGTGTTAGCTCATGTTAGAGAATGGGGCTGGAATTTTGCAGATGAATTTTGTTGGGAAAGATCGGGAATACCACAACAAGTAACTAGAAGATTCAAAAATGGTTTTGAGCCTATTTATCATTTTACTAAGGGTGATTGGAAATTTAATCCTGAAAATGTAAGGCATAAATCAAAATCAGTTCCTAAAGCAAAAGGCAAAGGAGCTGGAAATACTAGTGCCGCTAAAAGACAAGGATTGGTATCAGCGGTTGAAGGAAACATTATTGAAGAAGGTTTGGCATATCCAAGTAATAGATTGCCACCTTTTCAATCTGAAGCATTAGGCCATCCTGCGGCATTTCCAGTAGGTTTAGTTGAGTTTTTTATTAAAGCTTATACATATAACAACGATATAGTTTTTGATCCATTTATGGGTAGTGGTTCAACAATAATTGCGGCTGAAAAAAATGGAAGATGTGCATATGGCACAGAAATTAGCCCAAAATATTGTGATTTAATAATTAGGCGTTGGGAAGAATTTACTGGTGGAAAAGCTAAGCTATTGAATTCACAAGATAATACTGTTAATGTTTAAGTATATTTCCCCTCCATAAAAGAAAATGCCCTCATTACACGAACCTACCGAGAATTCTAGAAAGCAAGTGGAAACATCCGCAGGGCTTGGGTTGCCGCATGAGCAGATAGCGGCATTGGTTGGTATTGACGATAAAACGCTTAGAAAGCACTACAGGACCGAACTAGATATAGGGAAAGCTAAAGCTTCTGCAAGCATAGCCAGGTCGTTATATAACAAAGCGTTAGGCGGTGATACCACAGCAATGATTTGGTGGACTAAAGCCCAAATGCGCTGGTCTGAAACCGTTAAGCAAGAGCTCACAGGCGCAGATGGCGTAGAACTTACTGGTATTACTGTTAATTTTGTAAAGCCTGATGACAGATGAAATAGCCAGCACTAATGGCATCGCTGACTTTCCTGAGAAACTATCATGCTTATTTGAGCCTGAGTACAGCCGCTATCGTGTGTTGTTTGGTGGTCGTGGTGGGGCTAAGTCTTGGGGCATTGCTAGGGCTTTGCTTATTAAAGCGGCTCGTCAGCCTTTGCGTATTCTTTGTGCTCGAGAGTTTCAAACATCTATTAAAGATTCGGTGCATAAGTTACTAAGCGACCAAATTTTTGCTATGGGTATGCAGGGCTTATATGAGATAACTCAAAACTCCATTAGAGGTAAAAACGGTTCAGAGTTTGCTTTTATTGGATTAAAAAACAACATAGCCAATGTAAAAAGTTATGAAGGAGTGGATATTGCGTGGGTTGAGGAGGCCAACACAACATCAAAGCTGTCCTGGAGCACTTTAATACCTACTATTCGTAAAGAAAAGTCTGAAATATGGGTATCCTTTAATCCTGAACTCGAAACCGATGAAACTTATCAAAGGTTTGTGGTTAGCCCTCCTGAAGGCGCAATAGTACAAAAGATTAACTGGTCAGACAATCCTTGGTTTCCTGAAACATTGCGGCTTGAAAAAGATGCTTTGTTTGCTAGGGACAGAGAAGCTTACAACACAGTTTGGGAAGGAATGTGCCGCCAAACAGTTGATGGGGCTATCTTTGCTAAAGAAATGCAACAAGCTGAGTTTGAAGGCAGGATCACAAGAGTGCCTTATGAGTCTTTAAAGCCTGTATTGGCTGTATTTGATATTGGATGGGCCGATGCAACTGCGGTGTGGTTTGTGCAATTTGTAGGAATGGAAACCAGGTTGATTCGTTACTATGAAACAACACAAACCACAATAAGCCAAATACTAGCCAAGATGCAAACCTTTGGATATGTCTATGACACCTTATATTTGCCCCATGATGCTCAAAATAAAACGCTTGCCGCTAATGGCAGAAGTATTGAGGAAATAGTTAGGGCGGCTGGATACAATGTACGCATCATTGATCGCACTCCAATCGTTGATTCAATCAATGCCGCTAGGACAATATTCCCTAAATGCTATTTTGATAGAGAAAATACGCATGAAGGATTACAATGCCTTAGACATTATCGCTACGATGTGAACCCTGATACAGGCAACTTCAGTCAAAAGCCCTTACACGACAATTACAGTCATGGAGCCGATGCGTTCAGATATATTGGTTTAATGATTAATGAGCCAAAGCAATATAAGAAAAAACAAATAAATTACCAAACAAGTAGCTGGATGTCTTAAACTACTGAAAATATGATATAAGGACAATCTATGGGTATCTACGATTCAGACTACACAGATAATAGCGATGAAGGTATTATCGAACAAGCCAAGCAATTCTTAAACTTTTGCTCAGACAATGATTCAAATAATCGTGTTGAGGCAATGGAAGATTTAAAGTTTGCTGGTGGTGACCAATGGCCTGTAGATATACAAAATAGCCGTCAGTTAGAAACTAGACCTTGTTTAACTATTAATAAAATTGATGCCTATTGCCGTCAAATTGCTAACAGCCAACGCCAACAAAGACCTAGGATTAAATGTCATGGCATAAATACACAGTCTGATGCCAAAATTGCTGAAATTATTACTGGTATATGCCGCCATGTAGAGGAGCAAAGCGATGCTGATGCCGCTTATGACAATGCTTTTGATTTTGCTGTTCGTATGGGTTGGGGCTACTGGCGTGTTATTACTGACTATGTTCGACCTAACAGTTTCGACCAAGAAATTTACATCAAGCGTATTGAAAACCCATTTATGGTTTATTTCGACCCTAATAGCAATGAGCCTGATGGTTCAGATGCAGAAAAGTGCTTGATTACTGAATTTATAAGCAAAGAAGCTTTTAAAAAGATGTATCCTGATGCGGAAACTGATGCAGGGTTTACACCTAGAGGAACTGGTGATTCGCAATCCGAATGGATTACTAAAGAAGATATTCGCATTGCAGAATACTTTTACACCGAATACAAACATACCAAATTGGTGCTTTTAAGCGATGGCACTACTGTTTATGCTGATGAAATGCCAAGCCAGGATATGATGCTTGCCGCTGGTATTTATGAGGTAAGCCGCAGAGTTACCGTTAAAAAGCAAATTAAGTGGGTAAAACTAACTGGAATGCAAATCTTAGAAAGTCGTGATTGGGCTGGCAAATACATTCCTGTTGTGCCTGTTTATGGTCAGCAGTTGGTTGTAGATAGCAAGAAAAAGAAGTTTGGCCTTACTCGTATGGCTAAAGACCCACAAAGAATGTATAACTTTTGGTCTACTGCCCTTACAGAATCAGTTGCCTTGGCTCCTAAAGCTAAATGGCTATTGGCTGAAGGTCAAGATGAAGGCCATGAAGATGAATGGACACAAGCTAATATTAAATCCATGCCTGTATTGCGTTACAAGCAAACAGACAGCGAAGGCAGACCAGCAGGAGTGCCTACAAGACTTCAGCCTGAACCGCCTCCTACTGGCATAACAACAGCGTTGGCGGGTTTAAATGCGGATTTAATGGCAGTTGTAGGTATTTATGACCCAAGCCAGTTGCCACAAGGTAATCAGTCAGGGAAAGCAATCCAAGGTCAGCAACAACAGACCGACATGACCAATTTCCATTATTACGATAATTTAACCCGTTCTATTAAACAAACTGGGCGCATTATTCTTGACCTAATTCCTCATGTTTACGACAAGGAACGATGCTTACGCATTATTGGTGATGATGGTAAAGGTGAAATGATTACGGTTAATCAGCCGTCAGTTAATGATGAAGGCGTAGAAACATTGCTAAACGATGTAACTGTTGGTGAATACGATGTAGTCATGGAAACAGGCCCAGGTTATAACTCTAAACGCCAAGAAGCTGTCGATTCTATGATTCAAATGCTACAAGTAGACCCTAATTTAATGCAACAAGCTGGTGATTTAGTCTTTAGAAACATGGACTTTCCAGGTGCTGAAACCATTGCGGATCGCTTGGCGGCGGCTAATCCATTGGCTCAAATTGATGAAAAATCAGATATTCCGCCACAAGTTCAGATGCAGTTGGCACAAAGCCAACAAGTTATCCAGCAGTTGCAACAACAATTACAAGCTATGCAAATGGATATGAAGTATGGTGCTTCTGTTAAACAACAACAGGAAGAAGCCGAAACTGCTCGTAAGCGCATGGATGTTGATGCTCGTATGGCAGGCACACAAATGCAAGTGGAAGCTAAAGCAAATGACACAGTTATTGATAGTGAAACAAGGCTTGAAATTGAGCGCATGAAAGCCCAATTAGCCCTTATATTGTCAAAAATTGATGAACGGTCAGAAAGAGCAACAGATAGAGAAGCAATAGAAAGAGCTATTTAATCGGAGAAAAACATGGCTACAGTAATCGGAGCAAACAGAGAAGAATGGATTTTAAAAGAAATGGCTCGTAGGGCTGGCAAGAAGTATGAGCCTGAAGAACCAAAAAGCATTTATGAAAATATGGATGCTAAACAGATAAAAGAACACGAAACTATGCTACAAAAAGCAAAAGAAGCGTTACAATCTGACGAATAATAAATTGACATTTATTTTTTAGTAGTTTAAAAATGACTTATATAAATCAGGAGCTTGAGAAATCATGGCCGATACAGAAGCAAGAGAAGCATCAAATGTAGTAACAAGTAGTAATGCGGCAGACTTTTATGCAGAAAGATTAGGTTTAGCGGAAGTTCAAGAGGAGCCTGCGGCTGTCGAACAGACAGAGCCAGTAGCCGAAGAAGAACAACTGAGTGAGCCGATAGCAGAGGAAGAAGCTACTGAGGCAGAAAAGCCAAAAGACAAGTTAGAAAAGCGGTTCTCGAAAGTAACCAAAAGGGCTCAGGATGCTGAAGCCAGGGCGGAACAACTAGAGGCTCGTTTAAGAGAAGTAGAGGCAAGGGCAAATCCGCAAACAATAGCTCAAACAGCTAATGTAAACGATAAGCCACAAGCAAGCCAATTCGATGATGCTTTTGAATATGCAGAAGCCTTGGCGGAATGGAGTGCTGAAAAAGCATTAAAAGATAGAGATATTGCAGAATCACAGCGTAAAGCTGAAGAAGAACGGAACAAGGTTTTAAAATCTTGGAACGATAAGGTTGATAAGGCAAAGAAGGAAATACCTGATTTTAATGACATTGTGTCTAGTAGCACCGTTGTAGTAAGCGATGCAATTAGAGATGCCATTTTGGAATCAGATGTTGGCCCTCAAATCCTATATCAAATTGCTTCTGATGATGATTATGCTGAATCTTTAACTTCAATGTCAGCCATTAAAGCTCTTAAAGAAATTGGTCGATTGGAAGCTAAATTTGAGGCAGAGCTAGAAGCTACGCCAAAAAAGGAAGCGAAAACTGTTTCGCAAAGTAAAGCACCAGCACCTATTAGCCCTTTGAAGGGCGGTAAATCCGCTGGAGCAGATGTACTTGTGGACACCAATGGTGAATTCTACGGTTCGTATGCTCAATGGAAAGCCGCAAGACAGGCTAATCGGATACGCTGATAAACCTAATTTTTTTGGAGATTTAAATCATGGCAAATACGCTATTAACTATCTCGAAGATCACCAACGAAGCGTTGATGGTCCTCGAAAACGAATTAACATTCTCATCACAAGTAGACCGTAACTATGACGATCAGTTCGCTGTAGTTGGTGCAAAAATTGGCGCAACAGTCAATGTACGCCGCCCAGGTCGCTTTATTGGTACTACTGGTCCTGCTCTTAATGTAGAAGACTTGAATGAAACTTCAGTCCCTGTAACATTAAGCACTCAGTTCCATGTGGATACACAATTTACAACTCAAGACTTAGCTTTGTCTTTGGATATGTTCTCTGATCGTATTCTAAAGCCAGCAGTTGCGGCTATTGCTAACAAAATCGACTTTGACGGCACAACAATGGCAACATTGAATACAGCTAACATCGTTGGTACTGCTGGTACGCCTCCAACTGGTTTGCTAACTTACCTAAATGCACAGGCTTTCCTTGATTCTGAAGGTGCTCCTCGTGATGGTAAGCGTTCTTGTATCGTTGAGCCGTTCACATCCGCAACCATCGTAGACAGCTTGAAAGGTTTGTTTGTTCCAACAGCACAAATCTCTAGCCAGTACACTAAAGGTTTGATGGGTCGAGACAGTTCAGGTATGGATTGGAAACTTGACCAAAACATCGTGTCACAAACTTTCGGTAACTTCTCAACAAACACAGTTACTGCATCTGTAAACACTACAACTGCAACTGGTTTCTTGGCATCAGGCTGGGCTTCACAGTCCACAATCACTTTGACAGCCGCCAATACTGGTACTATCAACTTGAACGCTGGTGACACATTTACCATTGCTGGTGTATTTGCAGTAAACCCACAAAACCGTCAAGCTTACGGCACAAACAGATTGCGTTCATTTGTAGTTAAGTCTGCTGTATCAGTAGCTTCAGGTTCAAGCGTTTCTGTAACTGTTTCTCCTGCTATTATCAGCGGTGGTCAGTTCCAAAATGTGACAATTCCTTCAACTTCAGCAACTGCCGCTGTTACCTTCTTTGCAAGCCAGTACAATGCAAGCGGTAATGGTGTAGTTTCTCCACAAAACATCGTAATGCACAAAAATGCGTTTACTTTGGCTATGGCTGACTTGGAATTGCCTGAAGGCGTTCATTTTGCTGGTCGTGCAAGCGATAAGGAAATTGGTCTTTCAATGCGTGTGGTTCGTCAATACACCATCAACAACGATTCTATTCCGACTCGTGTTGATGTATTGTATGGCTGGGCTCCTTTGTACCAAGAACTTGCTTGCCGAGTTGCGGCTTAATAATGGAGGGGCGAAAGCCCTTCCTTTTTAATTAATTTAAAGGAAATAATCATGGCAAATCCAGGACCAGCAGTAACCTCATCAGCACATCCATCGAATGTAACGACAAGCCAAACACTACGCTTGATCGCTACAATCAAAAATGTGAACGCAAACGCTATTGCAAGCTACAAAATGCCAGTAGTTAATAGCTCTGTTTTTCTACCACAAAGCTTAATTGTTACTAACCTAAACAACGCTGGTGCGGCTGTAACGCCTACTGGTTTAGCATTAGGCGTAGCAACAACTTCAGGTGGTTCAAGCCTATATGGTGCAATTACAGCGGCTAACTTAGCTTCTGTTGTAGGTGTATCTTTAGTAGCTCCTACTGCACAAACGACTGCAACTACTGTTGATAACCTATTCTTAAATGTAACTGCTGGACTGACTACTGCGGTAGCTGGTGCAACATTTGATGTTTATGTATATGGTTACGACTTTAGCGTTTCAAACTAATACCCTGTAGCAAAAGGAAAAGGCCACGCCCAAAAAGTGTGGCTTTTTTTCTTTAATACCCTATAATGATTTAACCTTATTCAAAGGAAAAAATATGAGCAATTCAATCGCAACTGGTGTAGCTTATGCCGATCCAGCAATAGTTGGCTACAGCATCGGAACTTCAGGCAATTACCAGCAAGTTACCACTTCAAGCAATGTAAATTCTGAATATGTAGCTACTTCTGCTACTAATGGCGATACTCGTTTGACCTATAGCCGCCTTAAATTTACAGGCGCAGGATCAGGCGAAACAATCAGAGCTTATGCTTCTATTACTGTTGCTTCTTCTGCTGTTGGCGGAACTATCAATGGCGCACATATTAGCGTTGGTGTAGATGGTGGCTCAGTTTCAGGTGCTGCTAACGCTATTCGTGCAACTTTAGGCGCAACTACAGCCGCTCCTGGTGGTACTTTGGCGGCCCTTCAAGTTGATACGGATTTTGCTTCAGGCGTTACATTGCCAGGTTCAGCTTCTTGGATTCGTTTTACCGAAAGCGGAACTGCCAAAATGACCAATTTGTTTAATATTCCTGCCGCAATGTTTGTTACAAGCACAGCTACTATTGCTAAAACAATCAAAGTGGTAGCAAGTGATGGCACTCCTTACTACATTATGTGCGCTTCTGCGGCATGATAACTAAGGAATTTTTAGAGGCTGAAATTACTGCCATGCAGACTGAATTAAATAAGGCGCAAGTTTTTTTGGTTCAGACTGAAGCGGTAGTTTCCGCTTATAAAATGTTATTGACTAAGTTTGACGAAGAAATAACGAAAGAATAATTATGTATAACTCAGCTTTTAGCCCTTTTGGGCCTACTTATCAAGTGGGAACATCCGCTGTACAAGTTAAAGCAAGCAACAATACTTATCCTACTGCTTACAGGATTATGAATATTACCAGCGGTATTGTTCGTGTTGGTTGGGCTCCACAACTGCCTAATAACGCTACTGTAACGCCTGTAGTGGCAACTCCTACAACTACTGGTACTTCTTATGTATTGTCTATTCCTGCAAACGGTGTAGCAGTATTTAGCGGAATTCCACCTGATGCTTGGTTTATTTCAAATACAGCAACAAGTCTTGAAATTACTCCAGGCGAAGGCATAAATTAAGGTTTAAAAATGGCGAATCCAGCTAATTCTACCGTTCAGAATTTACTTCCTGTTCAGGCTTTCTTTAATGAAGATAAAAGTTTTAATACTTTTATAGGCCAGGGAATACCGTTTTATGCGACTGCTAATCCTATTCAATCAGGATTAACCATTACTAATAGTACGATTAACAGCACCACTATTGGGGCATTAGTGCCTTCAACTGGTGTATTTAGTAGCGGTCAAGTAAATGCAACTCCTGTAGGTAATACAGATATTGCAAATAAACAATATGTTGATTTTGTAGCGGCAGGATTAAGCTGGAAACAACCAGTAATAGTAGCAACATTAGCAAATATTACGCTTTCAGGTTTACAAACCATAGATGGATATACAACGATTGCTGGTGATAGAGTTTTGGTTAAAAACCAAACCAATGCCGCAAACAATGGTATTTATATTGCCGCTACTGGTGCATGGTCTAGATCAGCCGATGCTGACACTTGGAATGAGTTGGTAGGTGCTATTACTTTTATTTCTTATGG